CCAGACTCTGTTTGCGGGTAGTGTTAAGAAATTTATTAATAATCGTTTAAAAACGTGCACTAATAAGACTCAACACTTATTTTGGTCGCTCTCTCAATGTAAGAGAGCTGCCGAAAAGGTACCGGAATCCTTCGAAAAATCTGAGCTTTTAAAGCACAGAAAGAAGATGGATACTCCCGCCGGTCCTTCGTCACCTGATTATTTAAGTAAAATGCAATGGAGATTAGAAAAAATCTTCCAAGGCATGAGTCCTTATAATCCGAACGATTCTGTTCACGAAATAAGCAATAATGCTTGTATGGAGAATAGAAAAGTGGATGGTGGAGCGAAGGGGTACATCTTGCAACAAATGTTGCACGATGGGGAATCATCTAGTGATGAATTGTTGAAAATGGGGTATCATCCACGTGTGGGTGTTACCGAAGACAGAGGATGGTGTAATCCTTCTATGCGTTATATGTTTGAAAAAGAAACCGAAAGGTTCAATAATGCTAAGAAAGAGAACACTTACTCAGGCTGTAGTGCTATGACCTATCCTATTTGCGAACCTTTAAAAGTTCGTGTAATAACGAAAGGTAATGCCTTTGCCTATCAAATGTCCAAGAACCTTCAATTGTCTATGTTTAGACATCTGAAGGCCAAACGCCAATTTCAACTGATCGGAGAGACCGTAACTCGTTCTAATGCCATAGCTGAGCTTGTAAATAAATGCAAGACAGGACTATGGGTTTCAGGCGATTACTCTGGAGCTACCGACTTAATAAAAATTCAACTCACTAAGATGGCTTTTGAAATTGTTCTAAAACATTATGGTGCAAGTGAAGAAGTGAATGATGTCTTTCGTAGAGTTCTTTATGAACATGAAATTCATTATCCAAACAACACTTGTATACCACCTGTAATGCAGCAAAATGGGCAACTTATGGGATCGATACTTAGTTTTCCAATTTTATGTGCGATTAATCTTGCACATTATTGGATTACTGTTCGTCCTGATGCACTCACTTTGCAAGAACTTGATGTATTAGTAAATGGTGATGATATTTTATTTAGATGTGAGAAAGACCAGTATGAGAACTGGTTCTCAAATCTTCACGAGGCGGGTTTCGTACCCTCACCTGGAAAAAATTTCATCCATCCCAAATACTTTACTATTAATAGTCAATTATATGCATCTGCTGCCGTTGTCTTGAAACAAAGACCGTACTCTTCTGAAAACTATACCAAGATTCCGTTTTTTAATACGGGTCTTTTGTATGGTCAGTCAAAAGTCGCTGCAGACGGTGAACACAAACCTGTTTACCTTTTACATAATGAATGTATCCAAGGAGCGAACAACCAGGTTCGGGCCTCCAAGCGATTCATTGCTATTAATAACAGTAGTTTAAAGAAATGTTCAAAACACTTTGGTCACCAGCTTAACTATTATTTTAAGCCTGAATTAGGTGGCCTAGGTATGAATGTTCCTAAGGGCTCTGTAATTTCAAATGAAAAATCACAGGATTGTATCCATTATAACAGATTTCAACATGCTTTTGCATCTGATCTCTATAACAAGTGGACTCAACCTTACTACCAACCCCCAGCAAAGCCTGCTGGTATACCTTCTATTAAGAATGTTAATGAAGATGATAGTGATACTGTTAATACAGTATTTAGTATGGAGCCTGAAACTAATCAGGTTGTTTTACCATTACTAAGGCAATATAATATTGCGCCGCTACCACATAAGTCAACATTTTCCTTAAGGAAATATCCCAGTAGTGCTTCTGTTAAACAACAGAGATTATTGAAGACGATTCCTCAATATGTATGTGTTCTAGAGAATTCTAAGTTACCTATCAGTCCAAATTTACCAACCAACTCTACTATTAGAGAGATTGTGGACGATGACATTTCCCAATATGATTACAGATGGAAATTGCCGCGTATAACTAGAATGTCTGGAAAACTCATACCATTGAGTATGTGTTTTGATCAAAAGTTTATTGAGATTACTCCTTCAATGGAGAACATGCTCGTTGACTAATTGGGTTTAAGTACCCTCAAACACTAAATGTTCGCCCCCGCTATGGTCCGTCTCTCCCTCCTTGCCTTAAAGGTCTGAGAGATTGACTGATTGAGCGGTTTATACTTATCTTTACCTTCTAATTGATCCACTTTGTTGTGGCGCAGGTTAGTAAAAGAGATTAATTTTTGTCTTTATCTTATATCCCCCTAGGTCTCGGTCTAGGGCTTGGAGTTTTTGATAAATACTTGGCTAATCATAAGTATAATAAAGATTTCCACACTCAAAGAGATGTGGGCCACAGCAGTCTACGGATGCTAGTGGATGGGGTCTATGTACATAAAGTTTCCAAAGCGGGTATAGTTACCGCGCTAAGGGGTTCTGTACGCAACAATATGGTCGAGGCCTATTGTCTTCCGAGAACTCTAGAATGCCTAGAGACTGCACGGAACGGTGGAGAATGAAAATCCACTATACATAGATGAACAGTCCCTTTCTACGAAAGGTATCCCATGAATCGTAATTCAAGAGTTCAGGCAGCAGCTAAAAGTGCTCCAAAACAAACTAATAAAAATACAACTCAAAAGAAGTCTTCTTCTGTACCAAGTAAGAAAAAGCAAACCTCTGTCGCAGCAGCTTATGCTACTGGACAGTCGTCTGGAGAGGCAAGAATTTTTCGAAATTCTGTCGACTCATGTCGGATCCGTCATCGTGAGCTTTTAGGCTCTATAACAGGTTCTTCAGCTTTTACGGTACCTTATACTTTTTCTCTTAACCCTGGCATTTCTGCCACGGCCCCTTGGTTAGC